AGAAAGATAAAAAAGACCCTCTCGTCATAGACGTACACTTGAAAGGGAATACTGCACGCAGGCAGGCTTCCAACAGGATGGGATACTATATGAAACAGGGTTACAAGATACAGGAACTTTAAAAAAATAATACTTGACATGAGTTATAATTTTTGATATAATATGTTATTCTATGATTGGAAAAAGATGTATGAAACTTGCGAAGGCAATACTGCCGAGATAGTGCGAGTTCTCAGAATGTTAGTAGAGAAGCAGATACCTATAAATCACTATGATAAGATTTACAAGTATTATCACATTGATTTCAGAGGAAGCTCTTTTTTACTGCATCCAGATGTTTTATTGTACAATGCTTATCAGTATTCGTACAAGGACATCTGTATTTATGTAGCAATGGCCAGTGCACGTTCATACGCTGAGTATGCTGCACACGGCAAACTTTCATTGGATCGAATTCATTTGACAATAGATCCTTTTATGTTTTTAGACAACCCTAGCCTACTTCGTATGGATGATGAAGGAATTCATTTTCGGTATGAAGAAGCCCCAACGGAGATACATTAAAATGGCAATATCATTTAATCAGCAGAAAGGTTCTGCTCAAAAAACCTCAATCAGCACATTTCAGTACAAGGACGGTGACAACTCTTTCCGTCTCGTAGGCGACATTCTTGCTCGCTATGTGTACTGGGTCAAAGGCGAGAACGACAAGAACATTCCTCTGGAGTGTCTGTCTTTTGATCGCAACGCAGAAGCGTTCAACAACAAAGAGAAGGATTGGGTTCGTGAATACTACCCCGACCTCAAGTGTGGCTGGAGCTATGCAACTCAGTGCATTGACAACGGTGAAGTAAAAGTTGTTAATCTAAAAAAGAAACTGTGGGAGCAAATCATAACTGCCGCAGAGGATTTAGGCGATCCTACCGATCCTGAGACTGGATGGGAAATAAAATTTAAGAGAGTTAAAACTGGCCCTCTTCCCTACAATGTGGAATACCAGTTACAGCCTCTAAAGTGCAAGCCTAGTGCACTTTCGGACTCTGATGCAGCTCTCGCTGCTGAAGTAAAGTCCATGGACGACGTGATGCCTCGTCCAACTCCTGACGCTCAGAAGGAGCTTCTTGACCGAATACGTCAAGAGACTGTCTCTGAGATTGACGAAACCCTTGAAGACGAGTTCAACGTAGCGTGATACTGTTTACAGCCGATTGGCACATAAAACTGGGGCAGAAGAATGTCCCAGTTGCTTGGGCGAAAAAAAGATACCAGTCTTTTTTCGAGCAAATCAGCGAACAGGAAAAACAATGTAATATGCACATAATCGGAGGCGATCTTTTTGATCGTCTTCCGACTATGGAAGAGTTGGAGTTATACTTTTCGTTTATACGTAGAGTAACTATTCCCACTCTTATATACGATGGAAACCACGAAGCTACAAAGAAAAACAAAACTTTCTTTACTCAGCTAAAGCAAGTAAGTAGAGACATAAATCCGTTGATTCATGTCGTAGATTTTTCTTATGTGGATACAGATAAGGGTTTTAGTGTACTTCCCTATGCGGATTTACACCGAGAAAGCAGTATAGAGTCTTTTCATACCTCTATGCCGCTGTTTACTCATGTGCGTGGAGAGATCCCTCCTCACGTAAAACCAGAGGTAGACTTAGATAGATTGTCTGAGTTTCCTGTAGTTTTTGCGGGAGACCTCCATGCGCATAGTAATACTCAGAGAAACATTGTATACCCAGGAAGCCCCATGACTACTTCCTTTCACCGAAACGAAGTAGAAACGGGGTACTTGCTTATAAATGACAAAGACTGGTCTTGGATGTGGGATAAGTTCTACTTGCCCCAGCTTCTTCGAAAAACAGTTAGTAGTCCTGATGAGATGCTTCCAAGTGAGTATCATCACACAATTTATGAGCTGGAGGGAGACATACAAGACCTCTCGAAAGTAAAAAACTCAGAGCTTTTAGACAAGAAAGTTGTGAAACGAAGTACAGAAGCAACTCTTGTTCTCGAAAAAGACATGAGTGTAGGAGAAGAACTAGCAGAGTATCTGGAATACATACTAGAGCTTCCTAAAGATAAAATATCTAGTATAATAGGAACATTTAATGATTACTCTAAAACAGCTACAGTGGAATAACTGCTTTAGCTATGGTTCTGACAATGAGTTACTGCTTGACGACAATACCGTAACTCAAATCATTGGAACAAACGGTACAGGCAAATCCTCTATACCTTTGATTATAGAGGAGGCGCTGTACAACAAAAACTCCAAGGGAATCAAGAAAGCAGATATACCAAACAGATACATCGGTAATGGGTACAATATTAGACTAACCTTTACCAAAGATGAAGATACCTATGTAGTTAGTATCGACAGAAAGACAAGTGTAAAAGTAAAGCTTGAGAAGAACGGAGAGGACATCTCCAGTCATACAGCTACAAACACATACAAAACAATACAAGACACTATTGGTGTAGATTTCAAAACTTTTTCTCAGTTAGTGTATCAAAACACAAATGCGAGTTTACAGTTTCTAACCGCTACAGATACGAACAGAAAAAAGTTTTTGATCGATTTGCTGCACCTTGAAAACTATGTCGAGCTTTTTGATATTTTCAAAGAGGCGGCAAGAGTAGTTTCGTTGGAAATCAACGGAATACAAGCAAAGCTCGATACGATAGAAAAATGGTTAGCAGATAACAAGTTGGGGGATAGTAACATACTTCCCATGTTAGATTTACCAATTTCTTCGGATGAAGATGAGAAGCAATTCCGTCATCTTACGAAAGAAATTGAAAATATTTCGGAGAAGAATAAAAAAATCTCAAAAAATAATCAGTTGAGACGCCTACTCGGTCAAATTAATTTACAGGAAGCACAAAACTGTAAAGTAACTGAAAAGAAGTCATATGACTCTCTACAGGCACAAGTAGGTACGCATAGTCAAGTCGCAGCGGGGTCTCAACGCCTTATACAAAAGTTAAATAAATTGGGGGATGTTTGCCCCACCTGCGAACAGGAGGTAGATCCGACCTTCAAGCAGGCACTGGTGCAAACCGAAACCAAAAAAGTTACGGATGCGGAGAAAGAAATTGAACGGATTACAGAAGAAATTAGACGAATTAAGAATGACAATTCTGAGTTTGAAAAAGCCCAGAAGCTTGAAGCAGATTGGAAAGAGCTTTATCGAAGTATTGACAAGTCTCTTCCGTCGACTCTACTGGATAAGCAAGAGCTTGAAAGTCGGTTGGCGAGCGTTCGTGCTCAGCTACTCGAACAGAAGAGCGAATTGGAGAACACGGCAAAGGAAAATGAGCGAAGAACACGACACAATACTCGAATAACAGTAATTCAAGAGCAGACAGACGCATTTCTGAAAGAGCTTGCTGAGTTTCAAGACGTACTCGGAAAGCAGGAAGGATTGCTCTCAAACCTTGAAATACTTAAAAAGTCCTTCAGTACGAACGGACTTCTTGCCTACAAGATTGAAAACCTTGTAAAAGAGTTGGAAGAACTGGCGAACACCTATCTAGCGGAGCTTTCCGATGGACGGTTTACTCTTGAATTTGTAGTATCAAATGATAAGTTAAATGTGCAGGTCGAAGACGATGGCAAAATAGTAGATATTCTCGCACTTTCTTCAGGAGAGCTAGCCAGAGTAAATACTGCCACGTTGATTGCTATTCGCAAGCTGATGAGTAGCATCTCAAAGTCTCGACTCAACATACTTTTCTTAGATGAAGTCATTGCAGTATTAGATGACACAGGGCGTGAGAAGCTGGTAGAAGTTCTTCTCAACGAAGATTTAAACACTTACATAGTTTCTCACGGTTGGACGCACCCACTTCTTGAGAAAAAAGAAGTAGTCAAAGAGGAGAACATAAGTAGACTAGAATGAGGTATTTAATAATTTTATTATTATTATTAACAGGATGCACACAGCTTCCTCCAAAACCCAGACCACAGTCTTATGACATGGTAACATTTTGTAAAACATATGGCGGAGTAAAGCATTGTGAGGATCTACCAAGAGACGAAGCAAAAGCTCGTACAATTAGAGAGTACCAGCGAATGTTAAATAGAATGGGACGGTTTTAATGGCATACAATGTTATAAAAGAACACATGGAAAAGTATCTAGAAGGACAGATTGCAAAACACACAATTAATGCACAGGTTTTTATGAAAAACCCCGTAGGTGTGGCAGAGCATCCAGATACGATGGCAACGATAGAAGAAGAACTTGGAAAAATTGCCGAATATAAAGATAAACTAGCTGCCTTGAATCAGATAGGCTATGACTACCCTGAGGAAGAACAGTTATATAAGGATAGATGGCAGAAAACTGAATGGTAGATAGTAGAGCAAAAGGTGCTCGGGGAGAGTATTTAGTACGAGACTTACTAAGAGAATATACAAATCTTCAGTTTGAACGAGTACCCATGTCAGGAGCTTTGGAATATCTAAAAGGAGATTTATATGTTCCAAATGAAAAAAATTATTTCTGCATAGAAGTAAAAAACTATGCAGAAACTCCTTTGACAGATAAAATACTTTCCCAGATAAAAACAAACAACTTGTTACGATGGTGGAGAAAACTGGTTACACAGGCATTAGCAGGGAAACAGCGTCCTTTACTGTTTTTTAAGTACAACAGATCAAAGATATATGTCGGTACAGAAACAAAACCAGAGTACACAAATTACATTTATGTTAGCGACATAAACTGCTACATTTGCATTGCAGAACAGTGGCTAGAAAAAGAAGAGGTAGAATTTATAAATGGCTCTTAGTTTTAATTCTCAGAGAAAGGAAGGAACACTTATAGTTGACGCACTCAATCTAGCGTTCCGATGGAAACACCAAGGCAGGACAGATTTCCGATATGAGTACGAAAAGACAGTAAAAAGCCTAGCAGACTCGTATAAGTGCGAAAATGTCATAATAACAGCAGATGGCGGCTCTTCTAGCTATCGAAGGGACATCCTGCCTGACTACAAACAGAATAGAAAAGATAAGTATGCAACTCAAACGGAAGAAGAAAAAATTGCGTTTGAAGAGTTTTTCGAAGAGTACCAGGCAACACTAGAGCTGCTAGAAGAGTCGTTTCCCTTACTTCGTTTTGAAGGAGTAGAGGCAGACGATATTGCTGCACATCTAGTAAAGTACAAAGATAAGTACGGTCTTGGTAGTATTTGGCTAATATCAAGCGACAGAGACTGGGATCTACTCATACAAGATAATGTGAGCAGATTCTCCTAT